GCAAGCCCCTTATGAGGACATAACCGCTGAGAAGTATGAGGAGTTACTAGCGGCTATGCCAGTGGATGTAAATTGGGATGACCTAGAACACTTTGAGAAGGAAGACACAACTACAGGTTCGCAGGAACTAGCGTGTACTGGAGGCGCGTGTGAGATAGTCTAAAGTAAAACTAAGGGGGCGCAATGCCCCCTTTTGTTTCTATATGCCTTCTGCTATTGGTGTCGCTAGCGTACCAACCACAACCCCACGACCCATTAATTCCTGTAAACTCTTATAGTAAGCAGGAGGAAGACCCTTACCTTGTTTCTGCACCTCTATCGCTACCTTCTGAAGACTTATCAGTCTATCTATGTTTTTACCACTTATTGTACCGCTTGATAAAAACGCGGGTAAAAAACTTTTAATAGCGTCAGCCAGTGTTGGTCTAGTTACCACAGATTGTTCCGCTTGGGCAATTGTAAGTTGGAAACCTTGTTGACTCTTGTCTGAGCGTTGTAGTATAGAAAGATTTTCTAGTAACTCATCCATTTTGCCTGTTATAGGTGTCCCTTTAAACAACTCTTCAAAGGTCTCTCTAAATCTAGGGTTTTTAAGTTTCTCTTGGAAACGTGCCGCTGACGGTATTGCGTCTTCTCTGGATGTTCTTAATATTTCATCCAAGAAACCTCTTCTAATGCCTTCTAACGGGTCTTTACTTAAGTTCTTAAGCATTTCCTTATACTGTGCCAATTCAGCCGCAGAAGCGTCTTTAGGAGGCTTAGGAAGGTCTTTCTTAAACTGAGCCGCAATCTTTCTTAGTTCTTTAATCTGTATTACACCCTCAGATAAACCATCCTGCGTCAACATTCTTCCTATCTTAGCGGGGTCGTTTGTCTTCATTGCGCTCTTCAACCACTCAGCCCCTACAACTTGACGACCTTTTGCATAGTAGTCTGTGATTTCTTTATATTCTTTCTGTAGCGCAGGGTTTAGTTTTTCTGCGGCATCGTCCATTGATTTCTGTAATAAATCTCTTGTTTTGTTTAATACCTCCAAAGAGTTACTATCTTTACTGCTTGACCCTAAAATATCGTCTATTTCTTTTTTAACCAATGAAAGTCTTTGGTGTGCTTCATAGAAATTCAAATCGTCAGGTAACTTAGAAAGATAGTCTAAGTGTTTTTTAACACCGCCTTTATATACAAACTGTGGCTCTAACTGACCTGTCTTAGGGTTTAGTTTGGGTTGCGCTCTGTATTGGTTTCGTAACTGTTTTGCTAAAGCACTTGCTTCTTCTCTAGCGTTGACAACAACACCTTTACCTTTTATAGCTAGTCCTTTATAAAGAGGGTCAACTATCTTAGCCAATGCTTGTTCGTTTTGAGCGATAAACGCCTGTAATACCTGTCCTTGTTTACGTGGAGAAGCGTTTTTAAACAGTTGATTCATCTCGTCTATTTGTTTACCCATGAACTCGCCATAAATATCATAGTAACGCTCTATAGTCCCTTTAGTAAACTTAGATACTCTTGCTATTTGTTCTGCAAGTTTAGGTGTGAATTTATCTGTAACCATAGAAGGAAGCAAACTACCACCCATCTCTCTTAACTGAGCTTGTAGTTTAGCTACTTGGTTGATACTCTCATCACCAAGACCTGCCTTACCTGAAATAACTGTTCTTTGTGGTCTCATCCTACCAATTACTTCTTTACCTGTTCTATATGTTTTAGCTACAGCAGGAAAACCCAAGCCAAACGCAGAAGATAGTAAAAAGTCTGTCTGAGCCGCATCCCAAGCCTCATCAAAAGCCAGTGTAGGGTTAAACTCTTCACCTGTAACTACAGCCTCTACAGCATCGTGTGAAAACTCAGTAGCACCTAAAGCTGTACCAGAAGCCAATGCGGCTGAAAAAGTACCAGTAACAAGAGGTGTAGCACCTTTAACGACACCAAACCAACCAACAGGAGGAACACCCTCTACTAGTTGTTTGCCCCATGCGTATCCTTTCTTACCTGCGGGTATAGAGGCGGCTATAGAAGCGGTAATACCTGACCCTGTTTTAGTCCAACTAGACCAAGTATTTGAGTCTGTTTCTTCTCCACCTAACCCTTCAAAGGCAATCTTGTTTATCATGCTATGTGGGTTTAAACTATCCGCTTGCCACGTAGTGTTAAGTTTGTCTAATAAGTCTGCGTCAGTAATAGCCCCTGACGGTAAAGGGTCTCTACGTCTTTCAGACGTTCTTGTGGTAGAGACAAGAGGCTGTTGCATTCCTGCGTTCAGTTTCTCTAACAACAAAGGGTCAGTAATAGCACCGCTAAATGTTTGATTTGACATTATTACTAATCTCCTATTGTGACTCTAGGTACTTCATACCACTGAATTTCTCCTGTTTGAGGGTCTGTCTGTGGTTGACCAAACTCATCAGAAAGGAAATAAAACTTACGCTCTTCTCCGTAAGCATCAGTTACTGTTCGAGTAAACTTAGCATAATCAGGATTTTCCCAATCAATCTGCGGTGTAATACCCATTAAGGTTTGTCTAAACCTAGTGTAGTGTTTCTTAACTAAATCCAGTTGTCTCTTAAATGCTTCATCCCCTACGGCAGGGTCTAACTTACCTAAAGCGTCTTGTAGCATTATAAGTTCAGCCTGATTCAATGCACCTAGACCAGAAGCACCTGTTGTTGAATTTCTCTTAAGTTCCATCAACTTGTCCATAGCCAGATTAGACTGTAGACTTTCAACCATTGCTTTCTGTTTTCTTGCGTCAAAAGTAGGGACATACTTAGCTAAAGGATAAAAAAACGAAAAATACTCGTTTGTTAGTTTTTTAGACTCATCAATAAAACCTATCTGCCTATCAATTACGTGTAGACTTTGTACTGTTTGTGCATACTTTTGTTTTGCAATCTTAGCAGACTCTTTTGTAGGTATGTTTTCCTGTACAACCCCCGCGGTGGTTTTGTTTAGCACTGTATACGTACCATCGTCTTGTTTTACCATATCATATTCTGGTAAAGATTTAACACCTATTACAGTTTTACCTGTACCATCTTTTTTAATACTATAGTTGAGCGTTTGACCTGTAGCGGGGTCAACTTCCTCAATTATATCTCTATCTTCTTCAACGTCATAAGTTTCAATAACTTCGCCTGTTTGGTCGTCTATTAACGCTTTTTTAACAACACCGTCTATTTCAATGTCTACAGTATCGGTTGTCCGTTTAGCAGGTGCTTTCTTCTCTCTAGCTAAAACTTCAACGGCTTGTTTAACCGCACCTTCTACACCGCCTTCAACCGCTTTGGCTAGTGAAGCGTATTCAGAAGGCAAAGCATTAGCTAGATTTTGTAACTGTTTTAGTCTTTTAGCCTCATCTGCTATCTGCTTCTGACCTGCCGCCTGTACCAACTGTTGTTGTATCGTTGGCTTACCACCAAACATACCACGTAAGCCACCCGCCATACGTTGTTGACCTGCCAAAGCACTTTGCACAAGCATATCTCTGCCTGACATCTGTGTACGAGGGTCAATACCACCGCTAGGAATGCCTGTTAATAATCCTGCAATATCTCTATTAGCCATTAGTATTTACCTCTATTAAATAATTATTGGAGTGCCAGTTGAATATTGTCCCAACGAATAACTAGGAAGCGTTGGTAATGTAAGACCCGAACCACCTGTTGTCCCACCGCTAGGGGGAGGTACTATAGGTGTAGACAGCATTCCTCCAACCATTGAACCTGTTGCTGACGAAGAAAGACCTTGAAGGTAACTTCCTATATTGTTTACACCGCTAGGAATAGACTGCCCGATTGAAGTTGTCGGAAGCTGTGGTAAAGACAAAGTAGGAGTACTAGGAGTACTAGGAGTACTAGGAGTACCAATACCTAACTGATTACTTAACCAATTTAAACCTGTACCAACAATACCAGAACCACCTAAATTCTGTATCTGTTGGGGAGTCATACCTGCTTTTGTCGCGGCTATTTGTTGTTGTATAGTTGGTTGAGAGCCTAAGAAAACATTAGCTAAAGCGTCACGTTGACTTGCTTCAAGACCTGTCGCTAGTTCTTCTAAATTAATCCTAGCCTCAAGACCTGATTGACCTAACTTACCAAACAACTCAGCACCAGTACGTCTTCCAACGTCCGCTAGTTGACCTCCCTGAATACCATAACCAAGAGCCGCTAGTGCTTGTTCTTGAGGTATATATCCTTGAGTCATCATACCAGTAGCCGCATCAAGTGCTTGCTTCTGTTCAGCCATAGCTTGTGTCCTAGCCCCTAGACTTGCTCTAGCCATAGCCTCTTGTCTAGCAGTTTCTTGTGCTAGTAACTCTGGAGAAGAACCACCGTATGCTGAGGATTGCAATCCTAAGCGTCCTTGAGACAACATACGCTCCTCTAAGGCTAAACGCTGACGTTCTTCTTCAGGACGCTGAGTGGCTCTAATTTGCTCATATAGGTCAGCTTGTGCCACACTAGGGTCTACCCCTACCTGACCAAATAAACCCGTTGCTTGGCTTAATAATTGGTTCTGAAGGGCTTGTTGCTCAGGAGACAACTCAAGACCAAAACCACCAGTAGGTGTTGTAGTAGCACCCCCTAATGACGTAGTTACAGTAAAAGGTTGAAACTGCGCTCTTCCGTATATATCCTCGCCCAAATCAAGAGCTTGTTGTTGTGAGGTTTCACCTAATTTTCTTAAGTCTTTAATGGCTTCTTCTGCGTTTAAATATCCTGCCGCACCGCCTATCAAGTCCGATAAAAAACCGTTCATTATTCACTCTCCAGTTCTGCTACACGACTACGTAGCGATTGTTTTGTTTCTTCAGTCATTGCTGTTCCTGTTATCTTGTGCATGATTACACCGTTTGTAAGTCTATCAAGTTATTGATATGTTTCTTGTAGCCCCTGATGAAGTACCAAAGGGGTTTGATGTATTACTCCATGTCCATGTTCGTTGGTTCAGAGACGAGCTAGAGCTATAACTAGCAGAGCTTCTTGTGTAAGTAGACCCACCTATTTGGAGTGTAGTCCAACCGCCATCATTGAGATTATTGCCACCAGTTACTTGTAGCTGTACTGTTTTATTAGCGTTATTCTCAGTTCCATAACTTTTCAACGCACGTATAGTTTCAGTGCCATTACCTAAATCAATGGTTGTCTTTGTTAGTGAGCCATAAGGGATTGACACAGTAGATGATTCTGGAAACTGTGAATAAGTCCCATACCCTGCCTCAAAATGTGTCGTGTTTGAACCAGTATAAATATGCGTATTATACCCAACAGTCATTACTGCCGAGTAACCTCTTTCCCACACCTTATTTGCACCAACATACACTTCATTAATTTCAGTGCTACCAATTTTAATGTCTGTAATTTCTGTACCGCCAACAAAAATAGGCATGATTATGTCCTGAAATAAATGGTGTTTGCGTCTGTGCCAGTCGATGCTGTTGAAATACTAAAGCCATCTACTTTTCCCGCGTTAATGTTAGCCCCATCAGCAGAAAAAGTAGTTCCAGTTAGCGTTATGCCTGTTCCTGCGGAATATGTTGTATTCGTGTTTGTGTCTGTTGCAGAAATAGTTCCGTTAGCATTAATCGTTATGTTAGTACCCGCGGTTAATGCGGCAACTACATTATCAGTATCAGTTACATCAGCACTTGCTTCTATACCGTCTAGCTTTTCATGGTCAGCGTTTGTGAAATCGTTTGCTGTAAAAATTGCATTAGCAGGAACATTGGTCAACACTTGATTGTTGTCCACTTTACTGGCTATTGCTGTAGCTATGTTATTAAATTCAGTTGTAAACTCAGAGCCTTTAATTACTTTACCTGCATTACCTGAAGGTAAACTATCTTTTGCTCCAAAGTTAGTTGTTACAATATAATCACTCATTAGATTAATCTCCCTAGTAGAGCGTGTACATCTATTTGTTGTATGGAATATGGTGCAGAATCAATAGTAGATTCAATACCTATTGTCACTACCGAGCCATTACCGCTTGTATTAATTGAAGGACGTTGTATGTCTGTACCTGCTGTATATACAGAAGCTACGTAACCCGTGTCTACAGTATCTTCCTCAACCCAAGCCGAACCACTCCAGTAATATAGCTTACTATCCGTTGTGTTATAATATAAAGCGTTTGTTTCAGTAGTTGTAGGCGCAGAACTAAACGCTCCTAAATAAGTACCTGTACTACTAGGAGTGATGAGTGTTGTTGTGTTATCACCAAACTGTCCTTCATTAAAACTAGTAATGCTTGTATTAAAACTTTCAGCATTAAAAGCTACTTTATTATAACTATCACTATAATCATAACCCCACGCTAGTGTAGTTGATGATGCAACATTACCGATAACTGTTAAATTAAACTTCTTAAGAAATTTAAGATTGGCTGAATTACCGAAATTCAAAGGGTTGCTATAGTAAATCATTTCATACGAAGACCCATCGTCCTGATAACCCTCATACTTAAACACACCATCTTCTCTACCTAAGTAAATACTACCGTCCTGTAGTAACGCTAGGCTACGTGGGTTTACACCTGCCCATGTAGTTACTCTGTTAGAACCATCAGGTAAAGTACCTCTCATATCAAAACAATATACAGTCTGACTGTCTTGTAAAGATAATAAATAAAATGCTTCATCTGCACTGTAGATAGACTTAATAGGATTAGTTTGCTTTTTAACTAACGTAGTTAACTCAGTACGTACATTGTTGCTGATGTCACGCATAGGCATTGACTTTTCTTGTATAGTCCTACCGAAGCTACGTACACCGTCTTCAGATAAGAATATAATGTCAGTACCTGTGTGTTGTACAGAGTCTCTAGCGATGCAACCTACGCCTTCTACAGTGTCGTGTAGTACCATATTAGCAGGACTAGTAGCACCAGAGTAAACAATAATACAACGCTTACAGAATATAATTAAGAATCCATTGTGTGC